GATGGATCGAAAGGCCTTTTGTTTAATTTCTCAAAATGTTTGTCTAGAATCACCACAGTATCCTCCATAATAAAAGTCTATTATACAATAAAAAAAGAGACCTGTCAAGAGGTCTCTTTTATGGTTACCGGAATTTTTCTGGATAGTTTAATTGTTCCCATTCCTCATCGGAAACAGGCCACCAGTTATTCATCCTTGGATTTAATACCAATTTTCTTAATGGCATCTTGTGTTTTGACGATGTTTTCCAACCACACCTTTAACATACCATTGGCCATTTCGGCATTTTTGATTTCAATAGTATCTTTAAGTGTGAAGGCTCTTTCAAAAGCACGGTTTGCAATACCCTTGTGTAGGTATGTTGGGTCATCATCTTCAACGGTTGCACCTTTGATGACCATTTTGTTTCCTTCCATGGTAATTTCAATGTCGGTCTTAGAGAAACCAGCAACAGCCATCTCAATGACGTACTTGTTCTCTTTGACTTGTTTGATATTGTATGGAGGATAGGTTGGAACATACTTGGAAACATCTTGGGCGGCTGCCTTCAACATACCAATAGTCTCATCAAAGCCAATCATGTTGGCGTATAGGTTATCCAATTTAGGAAATAGTAAGCTTGTCATATAGACTCCTTAAATAAGCGAGGTTAATAAAATTGCCGCCTCAGAGAGCACGGCACATAATGATATCAGTATTTATACTGGTTGTGGCTTCTTTCCGATATTATATTTCGGTACTAATTGCCAGTCTCTCTTTTCTTTGTGTGACAGAATCTTAATCTGTGACAAGAAAATAGGTGCTGGTGTTTCTATTTGTTCTTTCCGAACGACTTTAACCAGTTCCCAATCCTCCAATAACTTAACAATAGCGTTACGGCGAGATAAGTCGTTTTCGGTAATGTCGGTTGGTTTGCCATCAAGTGCAAAAAGTTCCTTGAAATGAACCACATAATATTGTCCTTTTTTATGGAGGATATGGCAAGATTGGTATAGCGTTCTATCCTTCTTGGAGGCCACACCAATCCTTGTTAATGTTTCTCTTACTTTAAGAAAATCATCTTCCTGACCTAAAGTAATCTCAACTAAATCTTTTATATCAATCATGACTTTTTCACCTATTTTATTGTTTTTATATCATACTAAACAATTATTTATGGATGTACAGATTTCATGTTTGTTTTATTCCACCAACATCAATTGCATCTTTAATTTGTATTATCTGTTCATCAGATAAAATACTCAACGCATCTTTGGCTTTTTGGTTATTGTAACCAAAAAACTTTTTAACACAATCAATATTTTTATCGGATAATGATTTTTGCCACGGTTCAAATCGCCGTTTCATTGGCCGAATGGAATTCAAAAGATACTGGTATTGTAAGTCCTTGTCAATATTAGGTTTTATGTTCATCTCATTGACATAGAGAATACAATCCATGTGGTAAGATAAGGATCGATTGACTAGGAAAGGTGCATAATTACCAATATCAAAGTCATCGTCCTGTTTCTTTTTGTGTAAAATTAAATCTACATAATCAAACGGACTCATTTGAACTCACAATCCACCATGATTTCTGTAAGACAGGCCATCAGATTAATCTCATGGTCAGCTGCAAAGGCTGCCTGATATTGATACTTGGCAAGAATAAGAACCATTTGAGGCACAGAGTTGGCTTGCAACACCTCATATAGTTTATCGTACATTGTTCTAAAGATACGAACTGGATCGTTATCCAAGTTGTTGGCGACCCATTTACGAGCACCAGCAAAGTCTTTGACCTTTAGTGAGTTAATTAACTCAGTAAGCATCACATCCGAAACTGACGCCAAAAGACCTTTATCAATTGTACCGCCTACACTATACCGCTGGAGCTCATTAAGAATACGGCGATTGTCAGGAAAATACTTTGTAATGACTTCTGCAACCACAGGTTTATCATAGATTATTCCTTCTTGTTCCAGAATCCATTCAACACGCTTAAAGAATTGTGCAGCCATCTTTGGTTTAGAACCATTGATTTTGAAGTCAACAACAGTACACCTAGAATGAATAGGATCGATGATACGATTCTTAAAATTACAAGTGAATATGAAAGAACAATTGCCAGAGAATTCTTCGATAGAAGCTCTCAGAATAGCCTGTGCATTTACGGTTAGATAATCTGCCTCATCAAGTATGATAACTTTTCTGCCACCCAAGAGTGACATAGAAGAAGCATAACTCTTGATTTTGACACGAATGGTATCAACACCATTCTCATCAGAACCATTGATGACTAGGTAATCACAACCAACCTCTTCACAAAGAGCCTTGGCAATTGTAGTCTTACCGACACCTGCTGATCCGGAGAGCAGCAGGTTTGGTATTTCTTTTCTGTTTACATATTCCTGAAACGTCTTTTTGATTCCATCAGGTAAAATACAATCTTCGACTTTAGCTGGTCGATACTTCTCCACCCACAAAATATGTTGGTCCATTCAAATACTCCATAATATAAAAAATCAAATTAAGCAAACTTAGAGTGTTTAGCTTCAATGGCAATCCAATATTGAATTGGTTGCTTAGTATTTTTGAATGAGGCCATGCCTTTGGATGATACTTCAACTTCATATGTACCAGGAACCATTTTAAGATTCTCTGTCAAAAATGTTGCGGAGTATACACTACCGTTACCATCACCAACTTCGATAGAGTTTGTATTCTCAGAACGTTGTCCGTTTTGTTGAATAGAACATGTAGTAACATAAACTTTATCACCATCAGATTCAACAATAACATGTTGTGATTGGAGAACAGAAGCACTTTTCAACAAGTCAGCCAAATCGGATTCTGTTAATGTGAGTGAGGCATCAACAGATGGTAACACCAATTCTTTATCTGGTGGTGTGATGATATTTTGTTTATCGGCTTTACGATACTTGGTTTTGCTTTTGCCACTTTTGAAGATGACATTCTTATCATCAAAATCAATATCAGAATCCTTGTGTAAAGAATATACTGATAAGAATTGATTCAAATCATACACACAAAAGTCTTGTGGAAACTCATCAGTCAATGTGGCTTTTGCCATGACTGTTTTGGTAGATGAGATTGTTTTAATCTCTTTACCGGCTTTGAACTCTAGATTCCCATTGATTCCAGAAAAGTTCTTTAATACACTTAATGTATCGGTTGATAATTTCATAATGTAACTCCTTCAAGTAATTCACGTATTTTACTGCTTCCAAACGATCTTGTCAAGCAGTATGTTAAATTGGTTTTTAATTCCTCTTTCGATCCCATATTATCAATAGTAAAATCGATATCGCCACCAACCCAGCGCCATTCAGATTCATGTATGCTTTCCTTTCTTAGAAATTGTTCGGCTTTAAAATCACCATAGTTTGCTCTTTCAGCAATATCATACCAATGAGGTTTTACTCCTCGTTGTATTTCAATAAGAATACCACCTTGTTTATGTACAAAGTTCATTTCATTTGGAAATCTTACATCTGTAATAACATAGTTTTTGTCCGTATCTCTCATTTTGTTTTCTAGGTTTAATACCCAAAAATTTTCATGGAAAATATCACGGCCAACTTCTGTACCCATCAACTGTAATGCTAGTCTTGGTGTAAAGTCTTTGCCAAAATTCTTTGACCAAAACTTGTCTGGTTGTTCTCTCCATGTTCTTGATGCATCAGTATCGCCTTCTAATAAATCTCTAGGCCAATTGAACATCACAGCAGTAACATCTTTAACAGCACCAGCAAAGCTAAGTGATTCAAATCCTAAATCGGATAAGATATCACCTGCTGTGCCTTTACCTGAACCAATAAATCCAAGTACACCAACTAACATCACATTTCTCCAACGAAATTGGCAACAGCTGGCATATCTCCTTTAAAGTGATATGTGCCGATGTGGTCTGTTCTCATCCAAGGACATAAGAAGATTTTACCTTCAATCTTACGCCACATTTGACAGAACATATAGTCTTCGGAAAGATAACGATCCGAACCGCCGCCTGTAATGGAGTCTACAGAATCGATAACAGTATCAAAGAAAGCATGAATGTATCGTGAACCATCAAAGTTAGCTTGGCCAACATGGTCTGGTTTGTAACGAATCATTGGGTATGCAGTTTCCATTTTAGCAAATACAGTACGATTCACCATCATGAAACCAGTTCCAATTTCCATCACCTCTAACGGTTCTGTAACTGTAAACTGTGCCGTACCTTTAACAGGATTGAACACATAATCACCAGTAACTTTTTCAAGTATACCTGCATCAATATCAGGATTTTTTTCCATGGCCTTTTTAACAGAACGCCACTTGATGGCTTTCTTAGGATAAGGTCCACCAATAACATCTTTATCTAATGCCAAAAGAGCAAGAACGTCTTGTGGATTAAAGTGAATGTCAGCATCTAAGAACAATAGATGTGTACAGTCTGAACGAGAAACAAATTCATCTACTAGATAGTTTCTTGCCCGTGTAATTAAAGATTCATTGAAAAGAAATGAGAATTTAACTGTAATGCCATACTGCATACAAATTGCTTGCAGGTCTAAACAAGCCTTGGCATATAAGCCATGATTCATACCACCATACATTGGTGTTGCAACAAATATACTTTTCTTTTGAAGCTCTTCTTTTTTAATTGAAATTTCCATTATCTCTCCAAA